AGACTTATGGTAGATGGTACTCAAAAGTTTAGAGCAACATTCCTAGCACAATGTAAAATGTCAGAACCAAGTGATGATGATAATACAATGGGCGAGAGTGTAGAGTTCTCAACATATGAATTAAATGGTACTGTTGTAGTTCCAGCAGATGGCAACTGGAGAAGAGAAAGTACATTCTCAACTCAAGCAGAGGCAATAAGTTATTTAGAAGGATTATTCAGTCCATCTGTAAGTGTATAGAAACCAATAATGGGGTGGGGTTAATACCCTATCCCCTTTTTTATTAAGGAGGAAATGAAATGAAAGAAATGACAAGTAATATAACATTTATAGAATATAAAGGTCAAAGATATGATGTAGTCTTTGATATGAATGTAATAGAAGCATTACAAATAAAATATGGAAGTTTTAATAAATGGTCTGATTTAATTCAACCAACTAAACAAGGTAAAGAATGTAATATTGAAGCCTTAAAATTTGGATTTTGCGAAGCAATAAATGAAGGTATAGATATTGCAAATGAAGATAGAGAAGAAAAACTAGAACCTTTAACATTAAAACAAATAGGAAGAATTATAACAGAAATAGGATTAAAAACTATAAATGAAAAAGTACAAGAAGCAGTTATAGAAAGTGCAAAGAGTGAAGAAACAAAAAACGCATAATTCCTGATGAAGAAGATGATGAAGATACAACAATAGATTTTACTTGGATTTACTTCATTGGGAAAACTAAATTAAATTTAACTACTAAAGAAATTAGAAGATTAACATTTAGATTATTCTTAACATTATATCAACATTATAAAAATGATTTTGATAATGAAATGATAATGAAATCAAGAAATTTAACTTATAAAAAATTAAAAGAAAAACAAGAATTAAGTGATAAATATTTTTAATGTTTCACGTGAAACATAAGGAGGTGAGAATATGGCAGGTTTTGGATCTAGTATTAAATTAGATGGAGAAAGTGAATATCAAAGAGCCTTAAAACAAATAAATCAAAGTTTAAGAGAAGTTAGTTCTGAAATGAAAGTTGTGTCAAGTGCATATGATAAAAATGATAAATCAACTCAAGCAATAGCACAAAGGTCTGATGCACTAAATAAAGCATTAGAGCAACAACAAGCAAAATTAAGTGTTCTAACTACTAGATATAATGAAATGAATGCTACATATGGTAAAAATTCAACTGCACAACAACAATTAACTGCAGAACTTACCAAAGAGAAGGCAAAACTTGATGAAATAGGTTCTACTCTTGGAAAAACTTCTACAGAATATCAAAATCAACAAAAAGTAGTAAACGACTTGGAAAATAAACAAGTTTCATATAATAATGCAGTATCAAAAGCAAAAACTGAAATGAACCAAGCACAAGCAGAAGTAAATAAAACTACTAAAGAACTTGATAATTTAGGAAAAGAAACACAAGAAGTGGAAAAAGAAGTTAAAAGTGCAGGTGATGGATTTACAGTATTTAAAGGAATACTTGCAAATTTAGGAACTCAAGCAATTAATAGTGCTATTAATGGTTTAAAATCAATGGGAAGTGCATTAATTAATGTTGGTAAACAAGCAATAGAAAGTTATGCAGATTACGAACAGTTAGTAGGTGGTGTAGATACACTATTTAAAGATAATTCAAAGACAATCCAAGAATATGCAAATAATGCCTATAAAACTGCAGGATTAAGTGCTAATCAATACATGGAAACAGTAACTTCATTTAGTGCTAGTATGATTTCTAGTTTAGGTGGAGATACACAAAAGGCTGCAGAAATGAGTAATCAAGCAATAACTGATATGTCAGATAATGCCAATAGAATGGGAACAGATATTAAATCAGTGCAAGAAACATATCAATCACTGGCTAAAGGCAACTACCAAATGTTGGATAATCTTAAGCTTGGATATGGAGGGACGAAAACCGAGATGGAACGTCTTATTGCAGATGCTAACAGAGTAAAAGAAGCAAATGGTGAAATGGCTGATTTATCTATTAATAGTTTTGCAGATGTAACAGAAGCAATCCATATTATTCAAACTGAAATGGGAATAACTGGTGCAACTTCAGAAGAAGCAAGTACAACTATAAGTGGATCTGTTAATTCAATGAAAAGTGCATGGCAAAACTTATTAACTGGAATGGCTGATGACAATGCAAACTTTGACCAATTAATAAATAATTTTGTAGATAGTGTATTAACTGTTGGAGATAATATAATTCCAAGAATACAACAAGTAATAACTGGAATAGCACAAATGATAAGTGGTTTATTAACAACTTTAGTCCCAAAATTAGTTCAAGAAATACCACCATTACTACAACAAACACTACCAGTATTAATACAAGCAGTTCAAACAAGTATAAAAGCTATTATGGATGTATTACCTATGGTTATAGATACGATAAGTGCCTTAATTCCACAGGTTATAAGTACACTTTTATCTATGCTACCTCAACTGGTTGATGTCGGAATAAAAGGCATATTAAGTTTAATAAATGGAATTAGTTCAGCAATTCCTCAGCTTGTAAAAATGCTACCAACTGTTATTAAAAGTTTGGTAGATACACTGTTGGCTAATCTTGGAGATATCATAAAATGTGGGGTTGATTTGCTTTTAGCTTTAATTCAAGGACTAAGTGAGGCAATTCCTCAGCTTATAGATATGCTTCCATCTATTATTGAAACAATTGTTACAACACTTTTGGATAACCTTCCTCTCATAATCGATAGTGCGATCCAGATTATGGTTGCTTTAATAAATGGGCTAATTTCAAGCCTTCCAAAATTGGCAACTATGGTTCCAAGGATTATATTTACTATTGTATCTACTCTTGGAAAAAATATAGGTCAAATATTTAATATAGGTGGTCAAATACTAGCATCATTAATTAATGGAATAAGTTCATTACTTGGAAATTTAGGAAATACTGCTGGAAAGATAGTAACAACAATAATTAATCAAATAAAGAATTTACCAAGCCAAATGGTGAATTGGGGTAAAGATATGATTCAAGGACTTATTAATGGTATTAAAGGCATGGTTAATAAAGTAGGAGATGCAGTAAAGGGAGTAGCAAATAAAATTAAAAACTTTTTACACTTTTCAAGACCAGATGAAGGTCCATTAAGAGAATATGAAACATGGATGCCAGACTTTATACAAGGTTTAACAAATAGCCTAGATAAAGCAAGTCCAGAATTAATTAATCAAGTAAAACAATTATCAAGTGAAATGACACAAGCAATGCAACCTAATTTATCATTAAATAGCCTAAATAATGGTGAAACAAGTCCAAGTAGTATAAATAGTCAAATGAACTATAATTCGCTTGTAGAAGCCTTTGAGGATGCCCTAGAGGGTATGAAAATAGAATTAGATGATGAAGAAGTTGGAAGTTTTGTTAAAAAGACAGTAGAAAATGCAATTTATACATAGAAAGGGTGGTAAATAATGAGAGATTATATAATTTTAAATGGAATAAGTAGTTTAACTATATCAGGTTTATTAATTCAGAATTTGCCACCTATTTCTAAACCTAAACAAAGAGTTGAAGTAGAAGAAATAGATGGTAGAGATGGTGATATTGTTACATATTTAGGATATGGAGCATATGACAAAGAATTTAAAATAGGTTTATATGGTAGTTATGATGTGGATGAAATAATATCATATTTTAATAGCCAAGGAACTGTAATATTTTCAAATGAAGAAGATAAATATTATAATTATCAGATCATAGAACAAATAGACTTTGATAAATTATTAAGATATAAAGAAGCAACAGTAAAAATGCATGTTCAACCTTTTAAATATAGTGTAGAAGATAATAAAAAAGTATTTAATATAAGTGGAACAACAAGCATTGATATAAGAAATAGTGGAAATATTTATTCAAGACCAGTTTTAACTATTACTGGTACTGGAACTATTGATTTATCTTTAAATGATGTTCAATTATTTTCAATTAACATGGGAGATTATACATCAATAACAATAGATACAAATAATATGAATGCTTATAATGGCAGTACTTTATTAAATAGAAATGTAACAGGAAGTTATGACAATTTTAAATTAAATGTAGGGAAAAATACTATTTCTTGGAGTGGAACAATAACACAAATAGAAATAGATAATTATTCAAGATGGATATAAGGAGGAGGTAAAATGAATTATTATAAAAATAATATAAGGCATGTTAAAGGAGATACTTTTTCGAGTGCTTTAGTAGTTGAAGATTTAGGTCAAGATTTAGAAACTGCTTACTTTACTTGTAGAGATAGTTTGAACGATACAAGTGAAGTATTATTTCAAAAAAGCCTTAATGATGGTATTTCTTTAGTTGAATATGATGAAGAAAATGACATAAGAAAATATGCAGTAAGAATTGCTCCTGCTGATACAGAAAATTTACAAGCAGGGACTTATTATTATGATTTAGAAATTGGAGTAAATAATGATATTTTTACGATTATGAAAGGTCTATTTGTAATAGAGCAAGATAGTTCGAGAGGAGGAAATTAATATGGCAAAAATAACAATTATTGAAAGTAATTCAAATGATAAAGATAATGTAAGAGTTATTATGGTTAAAGGTGAAAAAGGTGAGCAGGGGGACTTAAATCATAATGATATAGTTGATAATTTAACATCTACTGCACCAGATAAAGTATTAAGTGCTAAACAAGGTAAAGTATTAAAAGAAATGATTGACACAAGTATTAATACTGAAATAAATGCAAGACAAAGTTCAGATACAACTTTACAAAATAATATAAACAATGAGGCATTATCAAGAACAAGTGAAGATGCTGATTTACAGGAACAAATAAATGTTGCAAATGCAAGAATAGATAATATAGCATCATTACCAGAAGGAAGTACAACAGGAGATGCAGAATTAGAAGATATTCGTGTTGGACAAGATGGTATAACATACAATTCGGCTGGAGAAGCAGTAAGAACTCAATTTACAAAAGTATATAACAATATTAACTTTTCAAATAATGGTCTTATGACTTTTAACAAATCATTGTTTGTTGCAGGTCATTTAAATACTGATGGTTCATTAACAACTGCTGGTAATAACAAAAGAAGATGTGCAAGTAATACTATTTTTAGTTTTGATTATCAAATTGGTATAAATATTGCGACAGGTTTTAGAATTGGATTATATTACTATGCTGATGATAATGATAGTACTGTAACTCATTATGAAACAAATTTAACTGGTAACAAAGAAATTTTAAAAAATACAAGATTTAAAATAGAAATATATAGAGTAACTGAGGATTTTTCAGAAATAGCTGATGTAGATACATTTGTAAATGCTGCACCATTCACAAATGCTAGTAACAAAGAAGTTTTAAATGCTAGGAATAGTGATACACAAAGATATTTTACATTACAAGATGCTATAAATAATCAAATAAAAGGATTGTTTAACGAGTCATCTAACTATGTTACTAGAAAGAGAACAATTAACTTATTTAATAAATATACGGCTATAATCGGATATTATTTAACAGATTATGATGGTGTTCAAGCTAATAGTTCATTTGCTTATAGTGATTTTATTCCTTGCCTAGCGGGAGATACTTTAATTGCATCAAATAACTTATCAAGATGTTATTATGATAGTAATAAAAGATTTATTGAATATCGTCCTTATGATAATACTAATAAGGTATGTCCAACAAATACGGCTTATGCAAGATTTTCAATTCCATTAGCAGATATAAATAGTTATGTTATTTATAAATCTACTGGTGCAGGAGATACTGATGTAAAAACTGGAATACCTTATTATGAATATTCTATTATTGGAGATACAAATAACTTTGAAAATGAAACATATAAAATATTTAAAAAGGTGTGTTGTGTAGGAGATAGTTTAACTGCAGGATATGTTTTAAACAGTGATGGTGAAACTGCTATGGTTAATGAAGAATACTCATGGCCACATTTTATGGGGACAGCTTCTGGTAATACATATTATAATTGTGGTTCATCTGGAGCTAATACTAAAACATGGTTAGAAAGACAAAACGGTCTTGCTAAAGCTCAAGCATACGGTCATGTTCAAGCATATATTATTGGTTTGGGTTATAATGATGGTTTAGATGGTGAAGCTTACCATTTAGATTTAGGTATACCTTCTGATATTGGAACAAATAATGCTACATTCTATGGTTGTATGTCAAAAATAGTTAGGGAATTAAAAACAATATCACCTGATGCATTTATATTTATGCAAACAATACCTTCAACAAATACATCAAGATACTCTGGATATAATCAAGCAATAAGATATATTTGTAATTTATATGCTAATGATTATGATACACATTTATTAGATTTATATGAATACATTAGTTTATATACAACATCATTATTAAGTAAAGACTCTCATTATGGTCATTTTACAGCAGTAGGTTATCAAGTATGTTCTAAAAACTTACAATACATCTGGAGCAAATATTTAAATGCAAACAGTGAAGATTTTAGAGATTTACCAGATGTTCCAATTTCATAATATATATAAATAATTGAGGTGATTAAATGATTAAATTATTTAACTCAACTGATACTTCATTTAGTTCAAATGGAGATAAAATAATAATTCCAACAAAAGCAAAAGTACATGAAGAAGATAATGGAGATTATTATTTAGATTTAGAAACTAATTTAGATTATATAAATGATATAGTACAAGGTAATATATTGGTCGCCAATACACTACAAGGCGACCAAGCCTTTAGAATATCAAATGTAACTACAACTAGAAAAAAAATAACTGCTAAATGCTATCATGTTTTTTATGATAGTGAAAACTACTTAATTGAAGATAGCTATGTAGTAGATAAAGATTGCAATGATGCCTTAGATCATTTAAATAGTGCTACAAGTGATACAAGCCCTTTTACAACACTCTCTGACATCACTTCGTTAAATTCCTTTAGATGTGTAAGAAAAAGCCTTTATGAAGCCATACAAACCATTAGAGAACGTTGGGGTGGTCATTTAGTAAGAGATAATTGGTCAATTAAAGTAATGTCTAGTATAGGACAAGATAATGGAGTAACTATTCAATATGGTAAAAATCTAAAATCTATAAATTGTGAGTCAAATTGGGATAATGTAGTTACTAAATTAATGCCAGTAGGTAAAGATGGAATTTTATTAAATGCTTTAGATAATACTCAAGATGTATATGTATA